GCCGGGAGATTGCTGTGCGTGTTGATGAGCGACCAAACTTTCTTTCCGACAACGCACACATACTGCAGATTGATGCTGTTGATTCCGGCAGTCTGTGCCTGTGTTGTGACCGTGCCAACAATTACACCGGCAGGTGGAACGAGTGTACAGCTGTAGGACGCATTATATTGAAGCTGAAAATCAAACCATGCGCCCCGTCCATCATTTTCGATTTCCGGCAGGACAATCTCAACCGGACAGTCTATTATTTCGTTGAGCCGGTAACTGACATTCCGTGTCATGCCCTCAAAACGCACTTTTGAATGAACATAATAGGTGTTTGCCGGGACGGTTGCTCCCGTTGTCACCTCTGCCAGTGTGTAATAAACTCCGTTTTCAAGCCTGTAATAATTTGTTCCTGCAACAAATTTGGTGTCACTGGTCAGGGCATAAGTCCAAGTCACGAAAGGGGAGACATCGTACACATAAAATGTTGTACGATAGTCAAGATTGCGAATAGCCAAATCAGTAGCCCGAAAAACGTAATTTTCAGAATAATCGTCCCCCCAGTTTATCGTGATTTTCTGTGCCGATGCCGCTACCTCAAACCGAATTGCGATATCAACAAAATCATTCCAGACCTCCGCAATATATCCAGCGGCTCCAGTCACTGTTGTTTCTGCCGTGACCGTTACCCCGTATTTCGCATGAATCCGGGCGAAAATATACCATCCCGGCTCCGTAATTCCATAGGCGGCAAATGGCGTGATGTCTTCCAGATATTCCGGAATCCCGATTGCTTCAACTGTCCGATCATCGAAAAGTTCAGCTCCTGCAAGCCCTTCCACCCGGCTCACAGCGGCATTTGCCCCATCATAAATCAGGGTTTCATGCGTCCCCTTCACATCTTTGATAATGAGCAGGGTTCCTTCTGCCGTCCGTTCCAGACTGACAACAGGGGAGACGGCCTCAACAATCCGCATTTCTTCCGGGGAAAGGTTCAGCCCCGGCAAATCTTGAACCGTCAGCTTAATCATTCACCGTCACCACCTTCAAATTCGATGACAGCAGAGTACAACGATTCTTGCACTTCAAAATCAGCTTTGTTCGTTGCATCAGCATTCCCATTTTCATCAACAAACCTGATTTGCACAGTTGCGGTCGGTTCCTGCATCAGCAAGGTTTCCCTCTGTGTCAGCCTGATCACAACGGTGCTGTTTCCGTCCGCATAACTGACGGCTACATCCTCTCCGGTTTTAGTCAGGGAGTAATTGCCGCATCGGATTGTTACAAATACCGTTTTATCCGTCAGGTCTGCGCCCTCAACTTGCATTGTCAGTGCCGGAGTTGTTCCCTGATACACTTTTTCACCCCCAAATTGACTTAAAACGTACTTTTAATTACCATGAATTTGGAATCCGCCTTTTGCTACTGACGTGCTCGCCTGGATCATCCTCACTTTCATCGTCGACAACAATAACCCCCTCTTGCCAACACCCGATAAGTCCCGGCGATGTTTCAGCGTTTGTTAAGATGTAAGGTTTCGCACCATCTGAAGGCTGACTGAAATTGAATCCATAAACACACACATTTTCAAGATAGTTATTATCATCTGAATAAATCGCGTATCCTTGTGTCAAATTGCCGTAATCAATGGAATCGTTGTTGTACCAGCTGAAACCACCAATTATTGAAACTGCATGATCTGAGCAGATTTCAAAAAACTTTTTCTGACTGTCCGGATATGCATTGACAATGCTCACTCGTGCGGAAATCCGCATGAACACAGATTCTTCGAACAAGGCACTGGATGCAATATAACCATGAATGTTGTTAAATGTTGCCGCACCAGATACATCAATGCCAACGCAATAATTCTGCCAGTCAATATTGGTGTAGGACGCATCAGCCGCGATAATGCGCATGAAGGTTGTACCGTGAGTTATTGAGCCGATTGCATCACGCCCGTTAATCGAATCAAACAAGCACCCGCCAGCCCCATACAAGACCGAAATGCCAACTCCGTTCGTCGCTGGATTATTTATTGTCAGATTGTGGTACTGGCCTCGCCAATCATGTGATACTAAAATTCCGCATAACGCCATATGATCCATGTCGATTGTCAAATCGTGAATTGATCCATTAGGGGCATTTGTTGTCCGATAAACTTTGAAAACCGCATCCGTCCCAATCGCTTTAAACGTGCAACCGTTGCCATCTATATTCAGCCTATCAGAGATTTGCAATGTGGATATAGCATAAACAGCACTCCCGGAACACAGCACCGTTCCACTGGATTTTTGAGCGGCATTGATTGCCGCTTGAATTGCATAGGTATCATCAGTAACACCATTTCCAACAGCCCCAAAAGCTTCTGGTGTGACAACTCCACCGCTTAAAATCGTCCCATTGTCAATCCAATCACTTTTTGCAAATTCAACCTCAATCCCAACATCTTCGGTGCAATAAATGTTTTCAAGGGCCTTATACTGAATAATGTTGTTGAACAGCAACAGAACATTTGAAGGTATGGCTGTCTCCCGAACTTCATTTCTTGGCAAGACAATATCCATGCTGTTATTTATCGCCCATGTCTCAAACGTATCTGCGTTCGGGAATTGGCTTTGACTAACACGGAAGCGAAAAGACCCGTCCCAAAAATAAACACCAATGTTTCCTGATCTATATCCAGTTGTCTCAGGTGTAAAATGCGTAATGAAATAATTTTTTTGCCGTTTAAGCAACAGTTGGCTTGTATAGTCAGACGCTAACTGATACAACGTATTTCCATCAATAGTGTTTAATGCGGAAAAATTGTCGTTTTGAGACGCATGCCTTATTGATACCAGCCCAAATATTTTTTCTTGACTAAAATCATAGTAATCGCACAGATGGGATTCGCCGTTAAAAACATAATTACCGCCAGACTCAACAGGCAAACTATATAAAGTATCTGCCGAAAGTGGCAATACGCCATCAATAATAATGTCGCTGATCGTTGCTGAGCCGCTTGTGGCGGAATTAGAAATGTAAGTGTAAAGTTTTGTTGCTGTTGCAGTAGTTGTAAATAATGCGGTCAATGAGCCGGATTTCGTTATGTCAAATCCAAATTGCCCAACAGTTGCATCAGACGCATCTCTAAGGATGAAGAAGACGCCACCGCCATCTGTCATATTATGTTGAAGATTTGCCGTAAAACTATGTCGCCCTGCCGTGAGTAGATTGCGAAGAATCGTTGTATTTGTCCGTGTCGTGAGCCTATCAAGAGAAATTTGTGATATTCCATGATCCAATCCTTTTGTGAGGAAAATGCGAGGAGTGCTACTTGCTGCATTTTCATACGTTGCGGGATTGCTGATAGTCGGTGAGAGCGAACTGTATTCTGTGTGAGCAAATACTTTCAGATTGGTTATCATTTGGCCGTCAACAGCAGAGAACGATTGCCCCATACCGCCGCTGACCGTTCCCGGTTGCTCCACCATATTATCAAAAGCGCTCTTTAAATCAGCGATTTTCTGATCCTGCGCCGCCGATGCATCTACCACATTCTGCAAAGCGGCATTGATCTGCTGCGCCCAGTCGGTAATAACCTGTTGGCTCGGAGTGACGACCTCATCCGTCTGAGACGGATAGACGGTTGCGATGATGGACAGCAAGGTAGTGATCGTGTTCCCGTCCGTCAGCTTCAGCACAATGCCGATGGGGCCGGTGATGGACAGTACAGACTGAGGGAGCAGGATGTATGCCTGATTCCCGGAGCGAGTGCCAGACACAGGCACAGTTGTTCCGTCTGCGAGAGCGCAGTACCCCGTGACGGAGCCGGACAGGATAGCCTCAGCGCCATTGTCATAGACCTTCACGCCGACAAGATTGCCCATGTTGTCAAGACTGAAAAAATTTCCCACAATGTACTGCTGAATAACGCGCTTTTTTAAGTCCTGTTTAAACCAGCTTTCAGTTATCGCCATTACGATTCACCCCCGGATATATTCGTTGCGCTCTTGATCTTGCTGATCACGCTGTTTCCCAGCTTGTCATAGGTGATGGATGCCCGTTTCAGCCTGTAGCCCGGGATGCGCCTCACCAGCGTTTTAATATTCCCCAGCTTGATGCTGTTGTATCGGCGGTTGATGCAGTCATATTCGTATTCTGTGACCTGTGCGGTAGCGAGCTGACCGCTCTTGTCCATAACCACGGTGATGAGGTCATAAAGGTTCACCTGCTGGAGCCCTTTGTACTGCGCATACTCAGCGGTGTCCCCGATGAGCAGGAATTCCACATCAAGCTCCACGATTTCCGCATCAGCGTTGTCCACATCAAATCGGTTCTGGGCTTCTTCCTCCATCTTGGCCTTGGCTGACTCTGCGGTGTAGGTGTGTTCCACTCCATTTGTGTCCTTGTACTTGCCGCCGACATCGAACCCGCAGTCCATCATTTCCGTCCGCTGGATGTGGTAATCCATTGAACGAGGAGACTCCACATAAACCTTGTCAATGTAAAGCCAGCCGTCATTGCCGTCTCCGCATCTGGGCAGAACCCGTGTGATGACGTTCTCAATGTCCCGGCTCCACCTGACTCCAAGCATGTTATGACCGTAGGCAATCGTGATCCCCGGCCTCGGGCTGTCATTGCTGAGGATGAAGATGTTGGCCTCATTGCGGATAAGCTGTGCGCCCAGAACCGGAACCAGACCGCTGTCAGGATCGAGCAGGGCGTTGATGGGGTTCCAGAAGCTCCAGTCCTGCGTGACGGTTTTGCCGCTGATGTTGCAGGCAATAAGCCGTTTATCCTCATCCACCAACGAAGCCTTGATCCATGAGATAGCGGTCATGGGATCAACGCCGTTAACCTCGCATTTCAAAAGCCCGTTGCCTTGGAAGTCATAGCTGATGTGCTTGGCTTCAACCGTGATGGTATCGCTGTCATCCTCGCCGCCGATCTTATAGATGCGGAATGGCTGATGGTCGAAGTCCTGCGCATCAATGGTTTTGTTGCTGTCCTCAGTCTGAACCTGTTGACATGCGCTTTTCAGCACATAACCGACATTGCCGCTCAGCGCACGAACCTGCATGTAGTTCGCGTTATAATCGGCAATTTTTGTGATCCGCGCGCCTGCGGCGAGAATTTCCAGAACCGTTCCTCCGTCCTGCTCCCATCTGTCCGTATTGCCGCTGATCGGGCCGATATGGTTCCATCTGTCCCCGGCGCCCGCCCCGCCCGGGAGATAACCTTGGTTTCCGTAGTTCGCCTGATAAATCTCCGTTCCCTGAGTAACGTAACTGCCTTTAGTGTAAAACACGTATGACTTCCAGGCGTATTTGCTCGGGTTCTGTCGCACATCCTTGAGCGCATCGCTCCCCGGCACTCTGCGGTAGGCGGGAAGGACGGAATACAGATTCGTAGCCTCGCTGGTTTCCCATACGGTCACGTTCGGCAGGACGATCTTCGGAATGTGGGTCGGGGGAACCGGAGCCTTGATGATGCGTTCCTCCGTGAGTGCAAGGTATTTCCCATCCTCGTCCATCGGATACTGCATGTTCAAAACATAGCTTCCCCCGGCAACCTCTGCTACCACACAGCTGATAGGATTTAGCGTCATGATGCCGTTCCCGCTGAAATCCGTAGCGGTTTTTTCAAAGAGGCAGATCATTATTTCCACCTCCATCTCGGATCAATAACGACGGTCGCGCTCCCGTTGAGGATCAGTTGGCTGTTCCCACGCGGGATGCGCAGGTAGTCTCCCGTCCATTTGCCGGGCCATGCGTATTTGAAATCCGTGCCGACATATGCGCTGACCCATTCCCATTCCAAGTTTGACCCTACATCATCCCCCGTAGTAAATCGATAAAGGCCGTATTCATAAGTACCGGTCGCGCCACCCTGATAGATACAGTAATCGCCGACATAGTAATAGGCATTGCCGTCATAGGCTTTTGCGGTGGTAATCATAATACCGGCTTCGCAGTCGATCTCCAAATCGCCCGGCAGGTGTTCAAAGACCATCTGGTTTTCGGTGTCTGCGCCAGCAGAAATGAGAATGGAAAGTGCGCCCGTCCCGGTAACGGTGATTTTGGGCTTGCTGGCTACATTGCCAAGGTTGCGTATAGTCTGCCCATCTGCTCCCGTGAAAACGTATCCATCCGGGTATCTGGGCCGCTTGAGGGGGTGGCATTCAAACGGGATCTTGCCCTGCATCAGGCAGTTGCCAATTCTGCTGAAAACCACCTGCGCGGCGATCCTCGCCCGGTAGACCATCTGATCCTCGGTGCAGACAATCAGATCGCCTTCCCCTTGGAGCCAGTCCATAAGTTCCTCGGTATAATTCTCATTCGGCATCTGAACCGTGATGGTGCGGGTATATGGATCATAGACTTCCTCACCTTCCAGAATGGTGAGCTGACCAGATCGCCCCGGAACCGTGAGCGACATGGTGCGTTCTGCGGGACGGATAATATCGGGGAGCTTGCTGATCCACAGCCCCATGCTTTGGCTCGTGCGGTTTTTCCAGATAAACCATGGATTCATGCGCTCACCTCCCCGAAGCTCCGTACCCTGATGCAAAGCGGTTTCCCGATTCTCCGATGTACTCGTCCATGCGCCTGCCGCCGTATTTAACCACAGCCCTGCCGAACGTCTTTTCTCCTACCATCAGCCGGAGATTCTGCAGATCCTGCCTCATTTCTTGGATCGCCCCAACCACTTCATCTGTTCCCATGCCGTTCCGGTATGCCTGATTATCAACCGCCGTCAGCACGCCCTCGCCCCGATGCAGCTCCGCCCGGTATCCGTTGTATGGCACATAGTCCAGACCGGTCGCGTGATGATGCGGGTTCATGTCAATGCCGTCAGTAAACGGATCGCCTCCGAAGCTGCCAGGCGCGGATAGGCCTCCAAGGACTTCCGCGGCATGCTCCGCGGCGCTGGTCATTTCCGTTAACGCAGATTCAGTCATCTGTAAGCTTGTTTCCGCGTAACTGACCTGCTCCTCAAGCCCTGCTATAGAGCTTTCAAGCTCAAGAATTTGTGTATCGCTATCATTTAATACATCTGAAAAACCGTCTATCGCATCCTTGGCCGCTTTGTATTCGTCTGAATTCTTGTCAAGCCCGGAATTCATAAGGGCGTACGCCGCGGACGTCCCGACATTCCCGCCTTCAAGGATAGATTCTATGTCAGCATTCGGATTGTACTTTTTGATATACCTGACAAGCTGATCCTGCGCTTTTGTCCGTGTCGACTGCGCTATTTCCAAATCCGTCCGCGCCGCCGCGAGGTCCCCGACAGCCTCGTAATACGCATCTCTTTTCCCCTGGAGCGCTTTTTCCCTGGCCTGCGTAGTCGCACGAAGCTTTATCAGCTCAACTTCCGTGCGCAGGTTCTGAATAGAATCGCTGAGTGTCCCATTTTGAGCTTCGATCTTTTCTGTTGCTCCTGGCATGACCTGTTCCAGCCGCTCCAGAGCTTGATTCCATTCTTCTGTGTTTTTTGCGGACTCGCCATATTTCCCGACGAGGCTATCCATAAAATCAAGGATGCCTTTTGCTTCGGTGGCCGACTTATTCGCCTCGCGTATACTGTCCGAAAGTTCCTTGTCCGCATCGCTGAACGCGCCGTACACACCTTCATCTGCGCCTGTTAAACCGGCGAACAGCCCGGAAACGAGGCTCCCGGCAAAATTCACTCCCGCCTGGAACAGTTTCGGAACAAGCGTAGGCGCAGAGGTAACGACATCCGCCACTGTACTTCCGATAAATTCTCCGACAGCGGTGCCCATCTCAGCCACTTTTTCAGGGTTGGTATTGACGTCGTTGATGGTCGCCGTAAGGCTGTCAATAATCCAATCCGTTATTTTTTTTGCCCCGTCCGCGGCCCCTTCGATGATGCCGGTCATGCTGGTGCCAGCCTGCGCCATAGCTTTCGGCGGAATGCTGGTAATCGCTTCGGCGACCGTGGTGATCAGTTTGGGAGAATTCCGCAGCGTGGTGCTGACGGTGGGGATCAGATTGCCGTTAACATAGGTGTTGAAAGCCGATTCAAAATTTTTAAGGGAATCATCCAGGTTGAGCCCTTCGCCGCTGCCATCATCTCCGGCAATGGCGGTAAGCATGTCCGTCCACGCGGCTTTCATGCTGGCCGCGCTGCCCTGGATGGTGCCCTCGGCTTCCTTCGCGGTGGTCCCGGTGATGCCCATCTCAGTCTGAATGGCATGGATCGCCTGGATCAGCTGCGGGAACGTGATCCCGTCCAGGTCCTTGATCTTTTTTCCAAGGATGCCGGAATCATTGATGAGCCGGACCATTTCGCCCTTGGTGCCGCCATAGCCGAGCTTGAGGTTGTCGAGCATCGTATAATTGCCCTTGGCGAACCCCTGATAGGCATTCTGGATCATCTGGATATCCGTGCCCATCTTGTTGGCGTTATCGGCCATGTCCGTGACGGCTGTGTTGGCCAGATCCGCCGCCGCCTCGGTGTCACCCTTCAGCCCCTGCAGCAGGGAAGCGCTGAAGCTGGTGACGGTATCCATGTAGTCGTTGGCGCTCAGCCCGGTGGTTTTGTAGCTCTGCTTCGCGTAGTCCGCCACCCGCTTTGCGCTGCCCTTGAACAGGGTTTCCACGCCGCCGATCAGCTGCTGGTAGTTGGCGAAGCCGTCAACCGCGCCCTTGATCGTGCTGGAAATGGCGCTGACGCCCTTGCGGACCATGTCCGCCGCCAGGTTGCCGACGGCCACCGTTGCCGCGCTCATACTGCCCTTCAAGGCCTGCCCGGCAGCTTCCGCGGCGTTAATGCCTTTATTAAAAGAGCTGTCATCAAGCCGGAGCTTTGCCTGAAGCTCAAACAAATCCATGATGCCAGCACCTCACATTCTATTCTGTCAGTCTTCTGATGATGTATTCCTCGATCTCTTTGCGCGTCTGCAGGCCCACACTCCGCCGCCGGAATGGGTCCCGGTAAATATCCTCGACCTGCCTTCCGAACGGCTCCGTCCGGTCCAGATCGATCTTCCGCCCCCCGGCGATGGCGTAAAGCATGCTCGCCGCGAAGCGCTGGAATCGGGCCGTCTGCCCGTACACCTCATGCGCCATCAGCCGCCCCAGAGAGCGCAGGCTCTGCGGCCTGTAGGCATAAACCGCGTAGGTTATTTCGTTCCATCCGTACGCGGAGATAAGCCGAAAAAACCGCATACATCCGCGACCACCGTGTCCCGCAGCTGGCGACCGTATTCCGCGTCCTCCAGCTGCGCCGCTTCCTCGACGCTTTTGCCCATGTGCCAGGCTACCAGCCGGTCGGCGAGCCCGGGATCCTTCTGCATGATCAGGGCTTCCATCTTGTAGGAGATGGCCAGAATGCGGGCCTGCGAGGCCTGCTCCTTTGCAGCCTTCTCCGCTTTCGCTGCCAGCTCGGCCATGCCGTCGATATCAAAAACGCCGCCGACCAGTTCCAGGGCCTCGGCCAGATCCTTGCGCTTGTTTTCCATTCTTATCCTCCTCATAAGAACAGGGGAGGGAAGTGCTCCCTCCCCGGGTATGTCGCTTACGCGGCGACGTCAAAGAAGTACACCGCAAAGGGCGCTTCGTCGTAATCGTCGACCTCATCCTGGTGAGCGTGGAATTCAACACCCATTGTGCCTTCGTTCTTGTCCGTGAAAGTGAACTGCAGATCCGCGGTATTCAGCGCATTCAGCAATTCGATACACACCAGACGCCCGTCCGCCAGGTCGCCCACCCACACCAGATTGGTGAGGTAGTCCTCATCACCGGGCATTGTCCTCATCTTGATGGTCGTGACTTTGCCGGTTGTAGTCATTGTCGCGCTACCCAGAGCCAGCTTGAAATTCTCCGGTGTGGCCTCGACCAGGGTCGCTGACAGAGCAGCGTCACTGGAATCAACAAACTCGCCCTTCTTGAACGGGTAGCGAATGCCGTCGATGTCCGGCGTGCGCCGCTGCTTAGTGACGTTAAAGGAACCGCCGCCACGGGTGGCGCCCAGACTATTGCCATTGGAAATGGCCGTCGCCAGCGCGGTCTTGAGCGCTCCGGCAGTTTCCGGCGCCCCGGTTCCGCTGATCGTGAAATTCTTCAGGAAAACCCCAGCGTTCAGCTGCAGATTGTCGAAGGTGTCTGCCCGCAGAGCGGTGGTCAGCCCCGGTGCAGCGAACTGCTGAAGATTCAGTTTAAACATGGTCTGTCTCCTCTCTCCGGGCTTATGCTCCCGGCAGGTGATAAGCGTTGATGCTGAGGTTGATGTATGCGCTCCGGTAGTCCCCGTCCACCATGAGCTGGATCAGGGGCGTCTCCGGCCAGATGACCAGCCATCCGCCGTCGAGCTGGATGCGCCGCCCTTCGCCGATGGCCCCCGCGATCTCGTCCGCCTTTTGGCTGATGAGCGCGTTCCCGCGGCTCCGGTCCCAGACCTGGGCGTAGAGGGTGGCCTTCTGGTTCCATTCGGGCTCGGCCAGGGAGTAGGCGATGTATGGCAGCTCCACATCCTCCGGTACGCTGTCCACCGTGTAGGCAGGAAGCCCGAAGCCGCTGAAGAAGTCCTTCAGCGCGACTGCCGTCTGATACATGGCTTACTCCTCCCCGTGGGGCAGCTCCCACTTTTCAACCTCGATAAGCCGCCGGTTCAGGCGGCTGGTAGCCGGGGTGTGGCGGTCGGTGCCCGGGTTCGTGACCCGGTAGACCTGGCCGTCATCCACCCGCCGGAAGGCCTCGTGGTAGTCCAGCTCCAGGGTTTTGTCGACGTAGATGTTATATACGCGGCTCACGCCCTGCTGCTCGGCCACCCGGATCTCCGGTGCGCTGTCGTATTCCCAAGCGGGGAAGAAGTGGATGCCCTCCTGCCAGCTGGATGTGTACCCGCCCGCCGGATCGTCCGTGCGGACCCGGGTCAGCAGCACGCACTCCTTGGTGTACTGATCCATCAGGCTCATAGGAACAACCGCCTCCATCTGTCCAGCCGGGAACGGAAGATATCCTGCCATCCCAGCTGCCCGCTTCCTCCGTTTGAACCGCCGGATTTCAGGGTGTAGCTGTAGCCGTTGAAGCTTTCGCTCTGATAGGGACTGGCCATTACAGCCGCACCGTAAGTGTCCACCCACTGACTGATCTCTGCGGACAGCGCGATGACGGCAGGAGGGACCGCCAAAGCGCATATCGTCCCGGCGAACGTTTCGTCCGCAAGCCCCGCCGCCGCATCATCGTCATCATTGGTGATGCCGTCCGCGTGATAGGTATAAACCCCATCATTGAGGTCGCTGCCAAAAACCAGAAAGCGCTGGCCCTCTTTCAGCTCCAGCTCCGGGGAGTTCGCCGGGTTAGGCTCGCCTGTGTAGGTGCCATACCACAGGAAATTGTCCTGCAGCTGATCCCAGTCAAAATCATGGACGCCATCCAGGCTTCCCATGCTGAGTGCTCCGTCTTCGAATTTCCAGACGCCACGGCGCGGCTTCTTGACGAAATAGTTGTTCAGATGCTCCATGATCTGCTGCAGCACGGCGGCTCCCTCCTTCCTGTGCCTTATTTGCTCTTGCGCTTCGTGCTTCTGGTCTGCGCCTTGGCCTGCGCGGGCTTTTTCTCCTGCGCAGGCTCCGCGGTTTCCACTGTTGCCGTTTTTTCGGCTTCTTTGGCCTCTTCCGGCGCTTCCTGCTGCGCCCCTTCCTCCGGTTCGTCCTGGACTTCCTCGGCCCGGATGAGGGCCAGTTCCGCCATATTCTGGCCGCTCATGAGGGCAGTAAGACGATCCTCGGGAACCTCCCTTCCATCAAAGGGGAAGAGATCCCCTGTGTGGTAGAGATGCCGGTCGCTCAGATCGCGCCATGTGCAGGTGCTGACAAGCCGTACCATCAGGTGCCGGGCGTCTCGGTGGCGGTGGCGACGTACAGGGAATTCGGATCATACAGCGCGGGCATGAACAGGCCGCTGGCCTTGGTCCAGACGATGGCCGGATCCGGTTCCGCGTACTGGGTCACGTACACGTAGGGGCTGACCTCGCTGGCGCTGACGCCCGCCTGCTTCATGTAGTTCGCCGCCACGATCTCGGGCGGATCGCCCCAGAGGCCATCGGCAATGGTGCCATCCCCACAGAAGAAGGTAACCTTGTCCGCGGGATAGTAGCGCCTGTCGGTGACTACCGGCCTGCCGTTGCTGCCCATGGTGAGGGGCTTGGAATAATGCAGGTCATTGACCAGCACCCGGGTAATGCCGTACTCAGTGCTGAGGAAGGCTTCCAGCGCCGCACGGCTGAGCAGCTTGCCCGCCATGCTGGTGCCGTTGATGTCGGCCTGCAGGCTGGCGTCTTTGCGCAGCTTGTTCAGCATCGACTTGCTGGTGTAGATGCCGGTGATCGCCCGTCCGGCGGCTTCCGCGGCCTCGGTCAGGTCCAGCAGCTGCTCGTCGATGGCCTTCGCGGCGCCCGCGCCGAAGTCCAGGGTCTTGTTCAGGTTCGCGGCAGGCACGCCGTAGTCCACCGTGATATCAAGGTTGTTCTCCTTGATGGTGACCTTGCCGGTGGCCAGCAGCTCGTTCTTCGCGACCTTGGTCCGGGTGAATACCTGCTCGCTCAGGTTGTAGCCATCGTCGAGGACGCGGTCATAGAGTTTGTCCTCATCCACGACGCCACGGGCCATGAGGGCCTGCAGGCGCTCGCTCTGGTCGATCTTGACCTTGATGAGGCCCTTCTCGATGTTGTGCAGATCCACGGGGATCCGCAGGGTCTTCTGGGCTTCCACATCGAAGCTGTGGAACATAGCCATAACCGGCAGGTTGTACTGGCTGGCAACGCTCTCCCAGTAGGCGATGATGTTGTCGGTCTTGACGTCGCCGATCAGCTGATCCACCGGGTCATTGGGCCGGGTGACATCGAAGCCGATCTGCAGCAGATCCTGCTTCCGAACGAGACCGAACAGATTCTCTTCAAATCTGGGCATAATTTACACTCCTTTCCTGACGATCAAAGGCGATCAGGTGTCATCCGGGCGGGTGACGGTAGGCTCCGTCTTGACCGTGATGCCCTTCAGGGCGGTAGCCGCAGCCGAGGCCAGCGCGGCAGGCAGGCGTCCGGCG